CCCCCTCGTTTCAAAAATTACTCGCGCGTGTAAATATGAGGTGAGGTGGGTTTAGCGTATCGCGTTAAAAAATAAAAAAACCGCCCCCCTATTTTAGACATAAAGTTGTTTATTTTCCTTAAAAAAGTAACTTTGCATAAAATAAAAGAACAAGAATGGATGTATTATCAAATATAGGAAACTGGTGTTCGATAATTGGTCTAATGATATCTATCGGTACTATTATCTTCACCTCCATTATTAATAATAAAATAAAAAAATTAGAGACTAAAATATTATTCAATGCCCGGATAGATGAACATATAAACAAACTAAAACAAAATAACACATCTTATTTAAAAACAATTAGAGATATAAATGACCATATTCCAATAAAATCCAAACTAAAAGAAATTGAAACTACAGTTCTGATTATTATAAAAATAATACCAGACGATCTTAAATCAGATGGGGAGAAAATTATAAAACTAATCGGATATCAATACAAGACGATTGGATGGTTCACTAAAGAAAAATATCAGAGATATTTTTTTTGGAGAAAAAGGGTTACCGAGGATTCACTATGGCAAACTTATGATTTAGTTAATGCGTTTATAGATAAAGTTTCAAGTTTCAACAAAGATAAAATTGTAAACAGATGAGTAGTATTGCAGATGATAATATAGCCCAAGTTATCGGTAAGATGCTAAGGGAAACGATTGAAGGTAAATTGAAATGGCATGTTGATGACACTACAAATGTAGGTTCTAATATAGATGGATATGATACAGTTATTGGCAATATATACTTTACTGTTGTATATGGCAGAAATATTCGACTCTATAAGTATAAAACAAGATATTATACGGATATAGATGAATGGTATTGGAGCATAGGATATCAATTAGAATTTTACAATAACTCGAACAATAAAGTTATATGGGCATTTCCTGATAGCAACACAACTGTTGATCTATATAACGAAGTAAGCTTTAAGGCTTCTGGAATCGACGATTTTATGAAAGGCTATTTAAAATAATATAGACTGGTCTAAACAAATAAGAGGTTGTTTATAAATTATGTCTAAACAACCTCTTAAATTTCTACTTTAAAAACCTGTCTATAAACCGTTCCGTCGCCCTCCGATTATTCGCCTGAACCGCCTCTTTCGAATGACTGAAAGCACGTCGATGCGCATCAGAGTGGCACGAATGGCAGAGGCTTTGCAGATTGTTATAATCAAACATTAGTTGTCTCATTCCGAGTTCATGCGACACGGACTCAACCGGGACGGTGTGATGTACTTCAGTTGCAAGTGTACTACGATTGTTCGCTTCGCACACTTCACAAACCGGATTGCTTTGTAGCTTCTTAGCTCGAAGTAACTTCCATTTGTTGGAGTTAATCATCTTAATGTAATGCGGGTTTCTACTCATTGTTCGTCATAATTAAAAAGAATCTTATCACATTGATAACAATCGTGCAACTCCTTTCGTGTCGCCTCGATGTCGTCCGTTTCTATCTCAACTAAATGCGTCTCGGACACATTGCCCGACTTGCATTGAATACGCCTAATTATATACATAACGTTTCGATCCGATCCAGTCCGTTGATAAGTAACCTAATCCGTACGCAATTACCATCGCATCGAGTCGACTGCGTTTCCTGTTTATGAATCCGACTCGCACAACCTTTGCAGTTCTTAGACGGACACATTTGTTTATACACTTCGATAGCTTGCCGCCTCGTTTCGTCTCTCTGTATCCGAGCCGCTTCGATAGCGACTTTTCGGATTAAGCCACGCGAGCGGATGCGCTCGTTTGTGGCTTGTTCGATGTACTGTTTTACTTTACTCATTTTACCGTGTTATTTTTAGGTTTGTAATTCCATCCGTTTAACTCGTAGACTTTCCGTTTCGCCTCTTCCTGTGTTGCCGCATCATCTACCTTTGTGTCTCCGTCTGGATCGCGACGATAGATATTGAAGTGACGAAAACGAGGGGAATAATAATACTTTGATTGATTTTGTGTTTGGCTCATTTCTTTATTAGTTTGATTAAAATGGAAGATCATCACCCAACGCCGGGCGGCAATCTCTTACCGTAAACTTATTTACTTCAAAGGATTTTATAGAGCAAAGAACATAAGCTTTTCTATTTAAAGATTCTGCTAATCTTTTAGCCTCTGCCTCCGCACTTGTCAGATCGCTGTGTTTATACGCTGGGGTATGTTCACCCTCTACATATACCATAAAGAAAAAATCTTCTTTCTCATTCATAATTATCTTGTTATTAGTTATTCAATCCGTTCACCCAACTTTAAAACATACACCTCTTTCTTATCAGGTGCACCCCATTTCTTCCGACCAACTCCAACCGAAATACGATCCAACTTAAACAACATAGTTCGCGCGGTGTACCCATACCGGAAACGAACGTGTGTATAATGATCGCAACTACCAACCGGGCAACCGTCACAACCTTTTGCGCTTGGATGAAGTCCGCAACACTTTAAGCGTTTAATCCAATACGGTTTTATTTCCCGATATTCTTCTTTCTTCTCGCCGGATTCGATCATTAGAAACCAAACCGCCATTAATGGTAAATCTAGTATTCGCATAACTTTATTATTTATTAATTCTACACAAACATTCTAGGCTGCATCCGCGACAAAATGATTTTATTCGCATCTGCATAGAACTTCTTCTTTATCTCAAATCCGTATGCTTTTCGCCCGCATTGAGCGGCTGCAAGTAATGTTGTACCACTTCCGGCACATGGGTCTATTACAACATCACCCGCATCTGTGAAAAGTTCGATCAACCGTTCAAGTAACGGAACTGATTTTTGTGTTGGATGAATCCGCGGTGTATCTATGTCTCTAGGATAATCGAAACAATTAAATACCATCCGACCGCCATTATTGAATTTTGGCAGTTTATCCCGATACAAGAGTACACCATATTCACAATTACCAACGACCTTCATATTAGCCTTTAAAACTTGTGCCGAAAAGTTCTTTTTAAATACCAGATTGATATATTTATTCAGCCCGTATTCCTTCGCTTTCTGTATAAGTTCGAATTGTTGCTGAAATTCACAAAAGACAATCATACAGGGGGATTTTCCTTTTTCTTTTGGCTCTTTAACGAGCATCTTGCTACAAAAATGAAGAAATTCAGTAATTCGAAAATCCTTATCGGTATCGAAAAATTCTTTTCCAGCTAATTCGCTTTCTCCGTTAGAATTGTCTCCGTCGATATACCAAGATGGATTAGAACCGTATGCGTTCTTCCCAATGTTGTAGGGAATATCCGCAATGATTAGTTGTGCTTTCGGAATACCGTATGTTTTATAGTTCTGGAAATGGTCGTTAAATAGTTCTACGTCTTTCATCGAAACAATAATATTAATCGTTAATAATCTCGTCCTCATTCTCTACTACTTCGCTTTTTACAGGCTTCTTCACCGGAACGCGAATTGCCTTTTCTGTAAATTTGCTCGATAGATATTGTTTCGCTCGCTCCCAATCCGCAAAGTGTAAATTCGGATCAGTATAGAGCGAGATAATCGTAGAGTTTAATTTATCGAGTGCTCCGAAAGCACTTGAATTTATCGTACCGTCTAAGGGTGAAAACTTGGCAACTAAACCGTTATATTTCTCTGATACAAATCGGTCTATATACTTCCGATTCCGTTCATTTACCGCGACGGGGTCTGCCGATATGTCGTGCAAATAATTTGTGTTTGATAGCTTTTTAACCATATTAAAATCCTTCTAATCGTTTTTGTCCGTTCATCTCGTCTACCTTGTGTTGTGGTAGTTTTCGTTTTGGTTTTACATACTCGAAATGTCGTTCCGCCTGTGATAGATCGTAGAACATTTCTTTGATTTCGTCCGGTAGTACTTCTTCATCATCATCGCCGGGCATCGGATCGGCAACCCGGAGAAAGCAGCCTAAAATGTACTGCATAATCTCGTATGTGCTTTTGAAATGATAGTCAGCGCGAATCTTATCGAGCCTTTGCCATTGTTCCAGATCGACGCGAACCGGAATCTTTTTAAAGTACACAAGTTTCTTTTTTCTGCTTCGCATGGTTTCGTTGTATTAATTATCTTCTACTAGCTCCGTTCAAGTCCAAGACGTTAAACATTTCATTTATTCGATCCGCGATATACGCGCCGTAAATACGCTGTATTTCCTTAATCGTTAAGTTCGTTGTAACATGAGTTATTGCCTCATGTCTCAACTCGTACCGACATTGGAAAATATACTGCATCACGTTTAGTTCAGTACCGAAATACTTTGCCGGGATTGGCTCGCGTCCTAGTTCATCAAAACAGATCATTCGCGGTGTACCGTTGTTGTAAGTATACAATTCTAGTGCATCCTTTCCGCGCATCGAAAAGCCGTTTGCAATACAGGAAGCCGAATCAATCCTAAAGCCACCGATCGGATAGCCGCCCTTTGCTTTGCCGCGTGTGAAATAGCTATATCGGTTTAGAATCTGCATAATAGTGCTTTTTCCTGTACCGATGTCGCCTCGTAACAATAGCCCTTTATTCGCGTCTAGCTTCCCGGATCGCCCCTCTGTGTATAAAAACAATTGATTCATTAAGTTTTTATTCGAATCGTCAATCTTAAAGCCAGGGCAAACGTATTTGCAACACGCCTTAAACCATTCTGGGCGCTTTTCTACTTCTATCGGCTCGTCATAGTACGGTAGTCCGTATGATAGAATCGCCGCTATCGGTAGAGTCTGTTTGCTTCTTGTTTCCATATTCGTTTTTATTGTTCTTTAGTTCAAAAAATCCCGCCCAATTATTCGCAATCGATTCATCTACGATTTGAGATGCGACCGCCGGATTACCTTTGCTCAATTTCACTAATTTGTTGTAACACGCTTTGAGTGACTTTTCCGATTTGTAATTTTCCCGCCTGTCTTTCTTGTATTCAAGCCAAAGAGTAAACGTCTCTAAAAACTCATTAGATATAAAATCAAAATCTCCATGAGAGACTTTAGAGAGTATATTTATGTTTGGTTTCTGTTTTAGTTTATTATAGTCTGTACTATCCCCTGTATCATTGACTCCCTTAACTCCTGTACTATCCCCTGTACTATTGGCTGTCTCATTGGCTGTTTGATTGGCTGTAAAATTTACAGTAGTTGTTACAGTAGTTTTAAATTCCTTCACGAAAGAATAAGAGCTTATAATACGTTTGTTCTTGCCAGATTTATAATAAATCAATCCTGCATTTATTAAAGACTCACGGGCTTTTATTAGTGTTTTCTCATTCACGTTAAGCGCAAAACAAAGTTCAATGTTCGAGCAATCGAAAACGTCCCTCCAATCTTCGCCGTTACAAATAGCCACTAATTCGTAAAAAAGGGCTTGTTCGGTGGCGGTAAATCTGAAACGTCGTCGCGCTTTTCGCATCTTTTCGGTTAGCGTATATCCGTCTATATTCATCACACTTATAAAGTCTATCGAGCGACATAATAACTACAAATCCTTATCCCGATCGCCCGCCCTACTTTCAGGACGGAACAATAGCAAATAAAATTATTCTCTCTTCCTCCGTTGCGACACGTTCGACAATCGTGTTTTACTTGCTTTTGTGCTGTTTTCTTCACCATTCTTATACCTCCTTTATTTTAATTCCATGAACGTAAAGCATGAGCTTACGTTTGATTATATAATCCTTTGTCCGAACACCTTTAGTATCTTCGACGATATACTCACCATCTCGATAATAAACGAAATCCGCGATGTAGTAAACTCCTCGTTCGATCAGCTTCTTTTTACGTAGCATCTTCCGCACTCCCTGCACTTCATAGAAACGATATTGAGGCGAAATAAGCTCGTATTTTACTTGCTCTTGTAATCCGGTTATAATCCCCTTCTTTTCGAGTAGTTTCAAGTCCTTAGCGCGTCGATATTCCTTTTTAGAGTCGTATCCGTCTATTTTTACATTGTTATACTTTGCCATATATTTAAAACTATTTGTCGTCTAACCAGATATTCACTACGCTGATTAGACGTAGAACATTAAACTTAAATACGAGGGCTTTCACCTCACGCCGTCCTTTTCGGCGGCATTATTGGTTAATAATATTATTTGGTAAAGTATTTATTTTTTCGCTTCATACGGATAAACATCTACAATCGCCGTTTCTTTGAGAAGAATCGAAGAATAATCCGCCATCGTTCCTTTCATTCCTTCGTCGAGTTTCTTCATTGCGTCGTGAATGTCTGCGGCTTGTATAAGTACATTCGTATACGTTCGCTTCTCCTTGCCGCTTTTCTCGTCAAGTGTAGTAAAAGCGAGTCGCCCGGCAAACCATTTATCGGCGGAATCCTCTTCGCTTGTAAATATCTCGCTATAATGTGCGCGGGAAATGTCGGACACTGTAAACTCACCGGAGATAAACGGCGTTACTTCTTCGATTATTCGCGCTTCTGCTTCGGTAAAACTTAGTGCATCGACTAAGTACGGTTCAGTTACCTTCTTTTGCATCCCGTTTTCCATTACTTTCTCGTAGCGAATTTTCGTTAAAAACCAAGTGTTCATAATTTCGTGTTTATTAAAGTGTTTATAAAAGTGTGATTAATCGTGTTGTGTTAGCGTTGTGACGGTACAGCGTGAACGGAATAATTATCTAAGATGCATTTTACAGACACAGAATCATACGGAAATGTTTTATACATAAATGATTCGGTTACTTTAAATCTAAGAGATGTCGAGTTGTCTATTTCGAGACACAAATAACTCGTCCCGTCGCTTTTCAGGTCGGATCGTAATTCTTCATCATTAATAACTAACTCCTTGCCTAATGCGCACTCAATATCCCGATAAGAATCAATAGGAATATTTGTACAGTATTGTTTCAAGTAAGAAAGAATATTCTCTGTTTTAATTAATTTATTCATGCTGCTTTTTTTATTTTATTGGTGATTAACTTCTTTAACTCCTTCCGTATCTTATAAATCTGATTTTTAACCGGAACACTGTTTTTCGCTTCCGGCTTTAATGCCTCGATCTGCATCTTTAATTTTAAAACCTCTTTTGCCTTATCGACACAATCAAGCAAGTCCAGACCGGAACGGATAGATTCGTCTATCATCTCGCTAGCCAACCGGATTCGATCATAGAGTTTCTTTATATTCTCCACGTGATCGGCTCGATTCATTTCGAGTATTCGACCGTCGTTTACATAGCCGTCATAAATGACATAATACAACTTGTCTACGTCTGGGCGACCTAAAAAGTGTCCGAGGAATTGCCAATAATATTCGTCTTTTTCGTCGATGGTATTTCCGAACTGCAACGATTCGATCTTTCCTTGCGACATCGGGCACTTGATCTCACCCAGAGCGATAACTTTCCCGTCAAATCCGTACACATAGAAATCCGGTGAATCTCCGAATCCTTCAAACGGTTCATTGAAAACAATGTCTTTAAAATCGGTTGTACACGACTTGATCTCGTTCATTAACTGGCTCCGTACCCATTCGACCGCTAGCGGTTCGTTTTCATGTCCCCAATCAAACGCCTTGTTACTTCCGTTTTCTCGCATCGTCCCGGTTCTACGCTCGTACCGTACTAAATACATCGCGTCTAACGCGGCTTTGCCAAAGGGATAACCTTTACCCGCTTTCATCAGATCGGGAAGCGTAGAGGCGGTTATTTTGCCCCGTCTCTTTTCCTTCCATTCGATTTCTTTTTGTTCACTTGATTTCATGTGCTACTAATTCTTTGATTTGTTCTTTAGTTAGTTTATATTTCGTCTGTACCTGTGCGACCGTAAAACCACCTGCCAGACCGTCGAGGATATTTTTCCAGATTGCCGATCCTGTCTCAACCGTAGGCAATGAGTTTTCTACTTTCGGAAGAAAAGGACGAATACGAAGTGAATCAACCTTTTCGCCGAAAGCGTCAACTAATACCGCTCCGATTTGGATTTGCTTGTTTATCCATGACTCAAAATTCGGATTCTTGAAAATTTTCGTCAATGTTTTGCAGTTCGTCCGGTTGAGGATCATCGGTTTCACATTCTCGAAGAAATAAGCGACGAAACATTCTTCTTTCTTTCCAGACGCGCCGACTACTTGTTCTTTTTTCGTTTCGCGGATGGTGAGAATTATATCTTTTCCATCCGGTAGGCTGTAAGCGCCTAGATAGTCGTAATTAAATTGAGTTTTCCAATGTGTCATTATCGTGTTGTTTAAAAGTTATCGTTTTCACCCTGATAAAGCGACTCATAACAGCGAGCGCAAACCGTTATTATCTTTGTGCCATGTCTGCCACGTTCGTACGTTTCGACCTCTAATTCTATCTCTTCGCCCGGTTCGATCTCTTCGCCGCAATCTTCGCAAACTAGAGTATCAGCAGGGCACGCGCCAAGAACCGTACAAATTCGGCAATTACCGATACATTGAGGATTCGCCGCCATGTCGTTTCACGTTTAGATAGTTACAGACTAGCACGTAGATAACCGTTATAAATACGATCAATAGTGCGATAATTAATTTGCCCGGCTCCGGCTCGCCTTCTGCGAGGCTGCACGCTGCAAGCATTAAGATTATAGCGGCGGGGCTTTGTTTTAGTGTTAGCATGGTGTTTGTTTTATACTACCTTATTACTCTGTATGAATCTATCTATACTCGATAAATCGTACCAGATCATTTTTCCAAATTGAGAAAAAGAAATGAGAGCTTTTTCCCGTAACGTTCTCAAAAAATCATCCGAGCATCCTATATAGGATTTTGCTTCATCTTTACTAAGCCACTTCTTCACTATTGGCTCAACTTTTCCGGTTACTCTAGTTCGTCCCATTGTTCATTATTCAATCGTGTAACAATTAGATTATCTTTATCGGTTTCCGTCGTAAACAGTAGACCTTCGTCATATTTTAGATTTGTACAGGTCGGTCTAACTGAATTTCTTTTAGAACGAGGGAAGGTCATTGTTTCCCCGGGCTGCATCCCCCTTAAAAGGGCAGTTAATTCGTTTCTTTTTCGTCTCATTGTCGTGTATCGTGTTATGTAGCCCCGAAGGGCTACGGATTAATATTAAATAGCTGCTTTCAATCGCTCTATATCTCTTATTAATTTTTCTTGCCTTGCTACTTCATTATCTGCCATTCCGTCAAGCCCGAGACTTGCATACCATTCTGCATTATTAACAGCCTCTTCTAATGCTATTTCTTTTTTCGAAATTAATGCATTAATGGCGTTCTTATCACGGCTTTCGATTAATATCTCTAAGGCTGTCTTTCTGGTTAAAGTGCTAGTTGCTTTCATAATCGTATTTATTATGTAACCCCGAAGGGCACGGATTAATATTAAATCTTCTGATAACCGAATGAGTTCATAAATTTCTCTGCGCCCTTGAACGTTTTGAAAGTCTTACTACTAGCGAGTGTACACGCTAAGAATCTTTGTCCGGCTGTTGTATTAATCAAGCTAACACAACATACCGTTTCGCTTCCTGCTTTTTTAAATTCTACGTCTCCGATCATTCCTATTTCCATTATTATCTATATTGTGCAGGGCTCTCGCCCCGCCAGTTATTTTTTTTGTTATCTTATTTAATGCCGCAAAGTTTTGAAATTCTCAATAACTCTTCATCGCTCATAAATGCGAGGTCGAAAAATATACCTTCATCGAAAGGTTTGTTTTCAGCTAAAGCGGCTTGTTTCATGCTAACCATTATTTGAGTTATCGTATTGCCTTTTTCTTTATCGCTCATTCCTGCTTTCATAATTCTATACTTTTATTTGTTAGTTCTTGATTGATTGATTAACTTTGATGATGCAAAGTAAAGAAAAACTTTAAACTCAAACAAGTTTTTCTTGATTTATTTTCAACATAATCTTTAATATATGAATATAGGGTTAAAAATCAAGGAGTTAGCAAGTAAAGAAAATCTTGAAATTCCAGTAATAGCCGAAAGGCTAGGTAAATCAAAGCAGGCTGTATATGATATGCTATCAAAGCAAGATTTGAATACATCGGTACTTCGTGAACTTTCAACTATACTAAAGGTTCCCATAACAGCTTTTTTTCAAGAAAATGACGATATAGGCTTTGATAAGTCTATTCAAGAAAAACTTGAATTGGCATATAAAGAAATAGAAAGATTGAAAAAAGAACTGGAAGAAGTTCGCTGTCATCATCGTAAGCCTACCCGCGTCGTAATTGAATTAGATGTAGATAACGATGAATTCATCAAAATGGGATTAAAAGAAAAGATTGTTCAAATACTCAACAAGTAATCATCATCTTACTTATAAATATCAATGAAACTATACCATTATACTTCAATAGAAACATTAGCTCTAATTCTAAAAAATAAAACAATCAAGTTTAATAGACTAGATGCTGTTGATGACCTGGAAGAAGCTGGATATACATCGAATGGTGCACAGCTTGGAAAATATATGTTTGTTTCATGCTGGACAAAGTCAACAGAAGAGAATATAGCATTATGGAGTATGTATGCGGAGAAAGGTAAAGGAATACGAATAGAGCTTGACGAAGATATGTTTTATGAGTATAAAGCCGAAGACACCCAATATGTTAAGGTTGTAAAACAAATGGAGAATCCATTAATGCCGCTAAGTGAAATTATTCGTGACGATTACATCTTTTTCACTCCTTTAAAAAGTAGCTATAATTTTTTTCAAAGAGATGTTGTTTATGTTGATTATCCTAATGAAAAAGTAAAGGATGCATTAATTTGGCATAATGACGGATGCAATATAGATTTCTCTCTTGTAGGAAAATATAAACGAACACATTGGAAATTCCAAGAAGAAACTAGATTCTCCCTCGTTGCTATTCCATGCAATAAATGTAAAAGCGCAGACATTTCTTCTAAAATTATTTATAATATAGAAAATAACATCGAGTTACCTTTTAAAGAATACTATTTGAAACTGAAACAAAAAGTTCTCGATAATATTATAGTAAGACTAGGATGTTCTTGCACAGAAGCTGATTATATAATTATTGAAACTCTCTTAAATAAATACACCAATAATGGGAAAGTAGAAAAAAGTAAATTAGCTGGCACTATAAAAATGAAATAACCACCGAATCAAACATATTATCAACCACTAAAACAAAACATCATGGAAGTAGTATTAATCTTAGTAGTTACAGGCGTTATAATCTTAGCGATAAAAATTGCAATGACAAGCCCCAAAGAATCATCTAATATCCAGAATCAACCGAATAAACCCAATACTCCGAGACCGTCGGAAGAAATAGAATTCCCGCCATCCGGATACTTTTACTATGAAATTGTAGGAATGTACTATCATGGAGTTACACCTAAAGATTTCGGTATATTCAAAGGCAAAGCAATAGCCGAAACAAACAACCCTAAAGATAAATTTGCAGTCGGTATATACAGAAACGGTGATAATAAGTTAGTTGGGTATATCCCAAAAGATTTTAGAGGAGTCAGTAACGAAAAGATTCATAAGGAAATTACAGAAAGCGGCGGTAGTCGGGAAGTGGTATTTAAAATAAGCGGAAGCGAAAAGAAGTGCTACGGAACGGTTTATATAAAAAATAGCTAATAATTCCCGCCCAATAAACAATATATTATCAACCACTAAAAACAAAATATTATGAATAAACTATTAGTACTATCAATCACAGCGATTTTCGTCCTACTATGCCTACAATCATGCAGTAAGGATGATGAGAACCAAGACGAGTTTTTAAAAGAATATAATTTACCCAAAGGAGTAACTAAGCCAACTATAGGATGGCAGTACGAAGAAGAAGTTGCTAAAAATGCATTAATAGCAGGATTTCTTAATGGTGATATGTGGTTTGCAGCATACAACGAGAAGAAAGAGCAGATATTCGAATATACAGCACCAATGATCCGAGGATTCAATCAAAAATTTTATTTAGAGTTCGGTAAGGTTGAAGAGCATAATATTGACCATATTTCCTTATCTAACTTTATCATCAAAGATGATGGAATTATTTTGTTAGTGAATTATGGTGGTCCTAATGAAATTATTTCCACTCTTGGTGGAAAAGAGAAAAGGGTTTATTACAATAGATATGACAATTCAGTATTCGATATTAAAGATTGGTATGGTGATTATTTTATCACATTAGGATACAATAATAATAACCTTTTGCTTGATAATAATTGTAATGAGATAGAAAAGATACCATTAGGAAATAGAACCATCAATAAATTAATTCCAATTGATAATATTAATGGTCTAGAGGTATCATACCCTTCTGTGTCTTTAGTCAATATCACTAATGCCGATTATATCTGGCAGTACAAACACAAAGGATACTCCGAAGAATATATAATAAAGAACAAGTTAATAAATATTAGTGACAATTTTATAGACTTTACTTTCGATATCGTATACAGAAATGGAGATAAAGAAAGAGAATCTTTTAAACTAAACAAATTGACGGGAGAGCTTATTAATGAAGCTAATAGTATCAATTGAAAATACCCTACGCCTGAATGAATAAACCCGAACAACATGAAAAACTGGATTAAGTCATATTGGAGCAACTGTTTGTCGATCGCTGCGATTATATGTAGCGTTGTCGCTATTTGCGTTTCGTTACCATCCGCGCCGGAGTTAGGTATGGATTATATCGGAGTGATAATAGGTATTTTATCGCTTTTGGTGACTATGTTAATCGGATGGCAGATTTGGAATGCCATGACAATAGAAAAAAAAATTAGCGATGAAGTGAAGAAAGTTAAGGACTCCATTTCTAAAGAAATAGAAAATATGAGAAACAATAATTTTAACGCTTTGCAAAAATTATTGTTTAAAGCAACAATTACGGACATTAACTTGTATGCATCCAAAGGGGATTATAATCAAGTTATTGAAAGCTTAAAACTACTCCTTTGTTATGCAAATTCTATTAACGAAGTGGATTTTTACAAAAATGCAGCAACGGTTGTCGCCTGGGCAAAGTATGAAATAGATGGAATAGTGCTTTCGCATTCTGATGATAGAGATATAATAAATAGTACTTTCGATGGGTTTGTTCGAAAAGTTTTAATACAACTTCCTGCCTCTGACGAGGTTGTGAAAACATTGTTTACTATATTGGATGAAATAAGAGTAAGTAATGAAGAAAGAAGGAAATATAAAGAATCAGTAGACGAAAAAAGCAGGGAAGAGCAGAAAAATGATGACTAAAGGTTTCGCTATATATATTCTATTTCCTATAATAACAGCAATAATTGCAGGAATAATACTTGAAGCAATTAAAGGAAATTCTTTAATTGCAAAGTTTAAATCATGGAACATAAAGAAAATTAAATTCAAACAAGAGGATAGTCCGAAATTTATAGAATATACAAAAGATGTTATCGACGGATTTGTATTTAAGTGGAATTGGGTATCTACGCCAAACGGGTGGCAGATTATAAATTTCCGAATCTACTGCCCGATAGACGAAACGCCTTTAGTAGTTGAAGAAATGTTTTATATAAGATGTCCGAGATGTAAAAAGGAATATTTCAACACACCGGATATAAACAGTGCACGTATAATTGTGCAAGATAACATAGTAAAAAGATACGGAGCTATTTTTGTATAGCATTTAATATCTGAACTAATAAATATATAATCGTAGTTAAATAGCTAATCAACAATAAGAATTTGAAGTTTGATTTCATAATAGTACTTTTTCTATTAGCCGAATAAACTAGAAATAGATAGCTTAAATTCAAGCAAATAATATTTGCTATTTCTGATTGATTGATTAACTTTGTATTGAAAACGTTCTTTGATAAAGATGAAATATAAGAGGTGATATTTATAAGAAAGGACATGAGTATCGTTTTTTAATGCAAATTCGGTGCAAATAGATTCTATAAATATTATAAGATATTAGTTATAAGCGTTTTAGATGGTGTACAAAAACGTCTCTCACGCATGTAATACGAGTTCGATTCTCGTACCCACTACTATCTGATTATCAGCCTCTTACTAACAAGTAAGGGGCTTTTTTATTGCCCTATATCTATATCAAAGTATCGGCTCAGTTTGAAAACTTGGGGGAATTAGTTAAAAACACTATCTTTGTGGCATGAAACAGAACCTTCAACCCCCTGCCACTCCACTGGAGATGTTGAGCTTGTTCTTTCCTGCAGGCCTGCTTGACTATTTTGACCCGGTTAACCATGTCTCTCAAGAGACTTGCTTCATTTTTTTTCTTGAGGAAAAGCCTTCCATTCCTCAAGAGCATTCCCATTTACATCTACATTCCAAAGGTTTCTTCCCGGAAATAGAAGTGCAAGACTTTCCTGTTCGCGGCAAGGCTGTATATCTACGCATCAAGCGGCGTCGTTGGGAAGACCCGGAAACAGGACAAACTTATAGTCGTGATTGGAACTTAGTAGCCTCCGGTACTCGCATAACAGCTGAGTTCGGAGCTTTTTTAAAAGCGTTACTTAGACAATCATGCGGTTAGTTCCCAAAGTGTAGCAGAACATTACTGTATGGATGGCAAGCAACTCCAGACTCAATACAAAGAACATTTAAGTGATTTCAATAATTGGAATCAGAAGGAACATGCTGAAGACTTTATTCTTTATCCTAAAAATATAGGTTATCATTTATGTATTGATGAAACGGCTTTAAGCAAAGGCGAACTATATACAATCCTTACCAATCGGGATAAGCATGGTCGAAAAGGCACCATTGTAGCTATTGTAAAGGGAACTAAAGCAGAGGATGTTATCAATGTGCTTCTCAAAATAGATGCCGATAAGCGCAACCAAGTAAAGGAAATTACACTTGATATGGCCGGCAGTATGCAGAAAATAGCAAAACGTTGTTTTCCCGGGGCTATGCAGGTAGTGGATCGTTTCCATGTCTCAAAGTTGGTTTATGAAGCTGTACAAGACCTTCGGATCGCTTATCGCTGGCAAGTAATGAAGGATGAGAACAGGAAAATCAAGGAAGCTAAAGCCAAGGGGGAAAGTTATGAACCTAAAGTGTTTAGCAATGGAGATACACTCAGACAGTTGTTGGCCAGAAGCCGGTACCTGCTGTTTAAGGCTCCGGACAAGTGGCTGCAAAGCCAGAAGGTAAGAGCCAAACTACTCTTTGAACAATTCCCGGATATAAAATCCGTGTACTATTACGCACTACGATTAGGGAAGATATTTTCAGACTATACAGATAAAGATGTGGCTCGTGCCAAACTGGCACTTTGGTATAATGAAATTGAGGAGTTTGGTTATGATACATTCACTACTGTTGCCAATTCCATTGAGAATCATTACGAACGGATATTAAACTACTTTGTGAACAGAAGCACAAATGCTGCTGCGGAAGCTTTTAATGCAAAAATTAAAGCATTTAGGGCTTCATTTCGTGGAGTAGTAGATAAGAGGTTCTTTCTGTATAGATTAGCAAAGGTGTATGCATAAAGAGAAATTAACAAATGTTAATCCACCCCCCAAGAATTACAACTGAGCCAAAGTATCGTTTTTAGGCGTTATAAGCGGGTATTTTCAAAAGAAAAAATGCAAATTTAATGCAAATTTTCATCTTGCATTATTATCGCGCTATCCCGTTAATACGTTGTTTGCGTATATATACTAAAAATGATAATAATATGGCAACAGTTGGTTTTTACTTAGACACTCGCAGAGAAAAGAAAGATGGGACATTTCCGGTTAAACTACAAGTCAGACACAAAGGGCAAATAATGTTATGCACTGATTTTTGCGCTACACCGGAAACATGGACGGGTACAGAGTATAATAAGAACGCAAAGAATCATAAAGCTAAGAACGTAGCGATTCGGAATCTTATTAATCGCGTTGAAATGTTACTCGTTATACTTGACGATAATCAAAAGTTAAAAGGAATGAGCGATAAAGCGTTAAAAGACTACATTCTAAAATCTATCAAAAATGAATCTACCTGTAAAACTTTCGTAAGCTATATAGATGAGTTTGTAGCTACAAAAACAAAAGAAAATACAATCGTTCTATATAAAGCGACAAAAAATAAGATTCTTGCCTATGATCCGACCTGTACATTTGAAACGATGACAAGGAGATGGCTAGAATCGTTCAATAAATGGCTAAAGGATACTGGGATAAAAACTAACTCGATCTCAATCCATTTAAGGAATATCAGGGCGGTTTTCAATCACGCCATAGATAATGAGGAAACGGAACTATATCCATTTAGGAAGTTCACAATAGAAAGGGAGGAAACTAGAAAACGATCGTTAAAGCCGGATCAACTTATTACCCTAAGAGATTTCAACGGAGAAGAATATCAAAAAGAGTATCAAGATATATTTATGCTTATGTTTTATTTAATTGGAATAAATGGAATTGATTTATTCCACGTTAAACAAATAACCGATGGACGCATAGAGTATAAACGAGAAAAAACCGGAAAGCTATACTCTATCAAAGTAGAACCGGAAGCGATGGAGATAATAAACAGGTATAAAGGAAATAAATTTCTACTAAATACGCTCGAAACTAACGATTACAATTATAGAAAGTATATGGTAGCAATGAATAGAGGTTTGCAAAAACTTGGAAACTTTGAACGCAAAGGATTAGGCGGAAAAAAGATTAGAGACATTTTATTCCCCGGAATAACCTCCTACATGGCGAAACATCATACAATCTCTATCTAATTGAAAATTAAACAGTTATTTCTGTTTA